GAATGAGCTTAATTCCCTGCCATAAATGCACTCACACTCTTTTTGTAAAAAAAGATCGCATCTGCATATTTTTTTGTATAGTAAGATATTTCACCCAGATAATAATTTGACGCTGCAGGTTTATATCCTTTTTTATGAACCAATTTATAAAATGCTTTGTAGGAATGTTCCATTGCTTGTTTTTTGGCTTTAGACAAACCATAACCGTATAAATAACCTCTTAATCTCTTTTCAGCATCTTTAACTTTTAAGCTAAATCCAGGAATATTTTTTCTTTTGATTAAATGTGAGCTCCAACCTAAACTTTTTAAGAAATTGTCTAAATCTTCAGCCATATTCATGTAGAAGTTAGCAACATCTTCTTGAGGTAAATTCTTAGCCCTTTCAGCTACAGCATGTAAGAAAGCTATAGTTTTAGAGAATGGTATTTCTTCACCTGCTTCAACAGGCACTCTGCTTATTTCTTCAGCTACTACTTTACAGTTTTTAGGAATTGCATTAGGATCAAAAGGAACTCCTAATTCTTTAAACCAATTTTTAATTGTAGAAAAATCTCCTTTTTTAAAAGCTTCAGCAATTTTCTTAGCTTCAGCACTTGTTTCAACATCATGAGCAAAAAGAACTTCTTTAGTTTCAGGATCAATTATTTTAATCATAAAATTTCCTGTTCTTTTTTGAGGCATATAAAAAGGAACTGGATGCATTTCAGAATATCTAACAAGATGACGATAAAAAGCAGAATGTTTTAATTTTAATTCTTCTGGGACCAGTTCAGGATTTGCTTCAATTAAAGCTCTTTTAAGAATAGCTTTTTCTTCAGCTGACATCGGTTTAGCATTAATATACTGAGCTAAAGCATCTCTGTAACTGTTCTTAACATCTTTCCAAACTATTTCTAAAAACCTTCTTATCCTCCGATAAACATTGAGCTCTTGGGGAGTAAACTTGCGAATGCTTAAATCAGGCTTGCCTGTTAAAGATTCTTTATAAAGAGCTCTAAAAACTTTTTCCTTGCTTTCATTAGAGAGCTTACCAAGAGGTTTCATTATTGATTCATCAACAGCATGAGCCCAACGATTAGCTTGGGGTTCTCTTATCCATTTCATTGCATATTCAATTTCTTTGACTTCTGGATAATCCTTGCCATACCTTCTAACAATGTCTTCCAAATTGTAGAGCTTAGCTGTCCAAGTTTTAATTCCTTTTATGTCTTTTCCTTTTAGTTCTTTCCCATAGCCTAAAACATCAGCTACTTTATAAAGTTCTTTTTTTGCGGCTTTTTCTCCTGCAACTTGAGTAAGCTGATTAAGTGCTTTAAATCCTTTTTGAAGAGCTTCATTTAAAGGAATACCCGCATAAAGTTTAACTTCCTCGCCACCCCAAGATAAAACAGTTTTAACATAATCTTTTACTTCTTTGCTACTTAAAGCCTCTTTAACAATTTCAGCCTGTTTTTCAGTTAAAGATTCTCCTTTAAGAGCTTTCTCAAGAACAGAGATAACTCTTTTTTTATTCCAACCTTTGTTTTTAAACCAGGATGGAAAAGTGGATCTTGTCCGTGTATATTCTATAGGTCCCTGTCCGCCTTCTATACGATAAAGTCTTGGAGGCCCTCCTGCTTTAACTTCTTCAAGCTGATTATAAAGAGCATCTTTAACCAGTTGTCCTAATTCTGAATCTTCAAAAGCAATTCTAAATTTATCTTTTTCAGAAGGAACAATAATCCAACCTTCTCCTTCAAACTTGACAAAAGGAGTTTTTTGAGTTATTTTATTAACTGTGTTGGTGGAGGAGGTCTCCTGGGGACCGATTGACTCCCCAGCACCTTCGTGGAGCCCAGGTTCTCCACGAGACGGGATGGGCACCTCTTCGTGAGGTGCCCATTTTATTTTGTATTCACCTTTTAAAATTCTGTTTTTAATATTAGGTAACTTCTTAGGATGAAAAGAAATAAGTTCTGTTTCCTTGTTTTCTAAATTTAATAAAACACCAATAAATCCTCTTTTCCCTTTTTTCGTTTGAAATTGTTTAATAAAGACAAACCTGTTAGGCTTTTTATTAGATTCTAAAATTAAGTCAGGTTCTTTTAATACATCTTCAAGTAATCTTAAATTTTCTGCACGGACTGGTTGGAAGCCTTTTATTTGCGAATGTGACAATTCTCCCTTTTCTAATTTTTCAATTGCTTCTTTTAAAGATAATCCCTGAATAAACCCCTTTTTTCTTCCAGCACTAATTATTTTGAAAAAATCTTCCTCTTTAGGAATAAATTTAAATCCAAGGGGAGTCTCAATTTCCTTGCCAAGCAATTCTTCTTTATATACATTCCATACATCTTTTAAATTTTTGAATCTTATTTTCTTCTCAGCAGGATAAGGGTTAACTGGAAATTCATCAAAAACTTTTATAGCTTCTTCAGGAGAAATTTTAATCTCAGATTTAATCTCAGGTTCAACTTTGCTTACTACTTCCTCTGCCTCTTTTGTAATTTGTTCCAGATTAAAAGTTAATCCTCCCTTGCCAACTTGAGGCTTTGTTTTAAGTTTGGGCTGTCCAGAAGGGCTGGGAGTAGCTTCTTCTATTACTTCCTCTGCTAATTCTTCTGTTGTTTTTTCACCTACTTCTTTAGCAACTTCTTTAATTTTAGGCTTGCTTAATTTTCTGGCTAAAGCACCTATTCCTTTTTCCGAAGCTACACCGATACCAGCTCCTACAAGAGGAGCTAAAATGCTTGCAAGAATAGGATGTTTTTCCTCTAAAGGCTCCCCTACAAGTGTCATTCCTGTTTCTGCTGCTAAAGAGGCTCCACTTGCTACAGCAGTTTTACCAGCTTCTTTTAAAGCTGCCTTTGCTCCCGCTTTAATAGCCTGCTGAGCTATAGCCTTAGTTCCAAACCCGATAGGAGCAGACAAGGCAAAAACAGGATCAAACCAAGGCCATTTATCAAGAGCTTCCATTTGCTCTGGAGAATAAATTGCAGACATAATTTTTCTTTTCTTTTCTACTGGAAATTCTTTCCAGCCTTTAACATTTGTGGCTAAAACCTGAGCAAATATATCTGGTCTTTGAGCAAGAAATTTAGTAACTACAATTTGTTTCTCTTTAGGCTGATCTTTAAAATCTGGCAAAACTAAGGGTAAAATATTAAAAAGTTTTGTTTGAGCCCAACTTAATTTTGCCTGTTCAGGAGGAATAGTAGGAGCAGTAGAAGTATTTACAGAAGGAGACGCAGAAGGAGGGGAAGAAGTAGTAGAAATATCAGATTTTCTCCCAAATAATCCTTCCCATAAGTTCATTATTTAACTCCTTGTTTTTTAGCCTTTATATATAATTCTTCAGCTGTAACAGGGTTAAATCCTCCAGTTGGGAGTTGTACTTGAGTTTCAAAAAAATCTTCAAGCATTAATTGATATGGTTCCCAATATTTTCTGATTAATTCCTTTTTTCTTTCATTTGTGGCTGTTTCCCATTCAGGATCTTTCATTGCTTGCTGTATAGCTTTTTCCAAATATTTTCTTTTTAATTTCTGAATATCTATACCGCCTTTATGAGGTAGCCCTTCATATTTATAGATAACTTCGCTCTTTTTAGGCTTGTCAAGAAGTTCAGTTTCTTTTTCGGTTTTTTTAGCTTGAGCTAAGTTCTTCTTCTGTTCAGTTTTTTCAGTTCCCTGTTTCTCTTGATACCAACCAGCTTTAGCAAGTGCTTCTATTATTAGAGCTTTCAATTTATTAATTTCCGCTAAAGTCTTCGTAGCATAAAAAAAAGAGTCATGTAATTCTTTTGTCTCTTTCGGGTCTAAACCTAATTCCAAAGCTCTTATAGTTGCCTCATGTGAAAAACCAATCCAATCAAAACTGCCGTCATCACTGCAATATTTAGGATAAATTTCTCTTAAAAGAGAACTATAAGCTTTAAGTTTGCTTCTTTTTGCTTCATCTTTAGCTCTTTCAGCTGCATAATCAATATTTGCTGTAACAAGCTTGGTAGCCAATTTGTTTCTAAAATTCTGCCATGCTTTTTCTTTTTCTAACTGTTCTTCTAATAATTTTTGCCCCATTAAATAACCGCCGCCTGCCATTCCTGCTGCAAACTCATCGCTTGCTCCTAAAGCTTTTGCTAAAGCCCCACCTAAAGCAGAGCCTATCATCGTTAATGCTGCCTGTTTATAAGACTTTTTTCTCTCTTCCTCATTAAGAGGCTGAAATAAACTTTTTAAAATACTTGCATTTAAAAATCCCAATCCAGCTCCAGAAGGCTGTGTTTTAAATTGATCAACATTACTTTGAAAAGTAGGAGTTATATCAGTTTGTGTTGAAATAGGAACCTTAAAATCTGGATTGAAAAGCGACATAATAGCAGAAGATAAAGCTTTATCTTTCTCTTCTTTTAATCTTTTCCCCCAATCCGTATTACTAAACATTTCTAAAAGTCCGGCAGTCATTTTTAACCTCCTACATTAACTTTTAAATGCTTAATCCAGCAGATTGAATATACATACATGTCATAAGTGCTGTCCTCTGCATTTCCTTTCTTAAGAGCTTCCCTTAAATCTTTACTCCAGCTCGTAGCAGATAAAAACATCTGTTTATCAAAAGCCTTTGTCTCAATGTTATTTAGTCTTTCCCATTTAGGCTTTATTTCATCTACATTTGTAGCAAGCCAAAACCCTTGTATTCCAGGAAGCATTTCTACTTTTAATGGAATTACCCATTTAAATAGTTTTCTTAACTTTGCCCCAATTGTTGCCATAACAGGCAACATTAAAGCCCCGCCAGCCTGAACAACTAAAACACCGTGAGGTTTTAAAATCCTTTTTATTTCCTCGTAATGATCCAAAGAAAAAAGTTTATCTAAGCTTGGACTTGTAGGATCTGGATAATCAGCAAAAACTATATCAAACTTATGTTTTCTGCATTCTTTAACCCAGTAGTAAGCATCTTTATTGTAAATTTTCACTCTTTCATCATTAAAAGCATTGCAGTTAAGAGCAGAGACAAGAGGATGTTCTTTAGCAAGATTTGTTATATCTGGATCTATGTCAACAACGATAACCTTTTCAGCAAACTTAAGAGCTTCTCTGCAGGCTAAACCATCTCCACCACCTAAAATCAATACTTTTTTAGGCTCTTTGCCTGCTGTGATATAAGCAGAATGTATAGCTAATTCGTGATATCTATGTTCATCAGCAGAATGAAACTGAGTGCAAAGATTTAAATCAAGTTTTAAATGCCCTGTCTCAGGGTCATGAAAAAGCTCTATTAACTGGTATTGTGATTTAAGATAAACTATCCTCTGCCACACTTAAACTATGCCTCCTTTAAATAAAAGAAAATGTTGTTGCTAATGCACTTGTAAAAGGAGAACCAAAATTAGCCGCCATTTTTGCTGCCATTTCGCCAGTAGCCGTTGCTGCAGCTGCCTCACCTGCCCCTCCAAGTCCTAATAAACTTGCCAATCCACTACCTATTGTAGAGAATCCTCCTCCTGGTCCCAACCAATAGCCAAGACCTAATCCTAAAGCAGATCCAGCCATCTGACTAAATAATCCTGGTCCCTCTTTTGTTTGTATAGTAGTAGGAATTCCCATCCTTCCGCTATACAAAGTGCTCCAGAGATTGAACAGATTTTTATATCTTGATTCAGTAGAATATCTCAATGCTTCTTCTCTTGCTAAAGCTCTCTGGTATTCATCAGCTAAAGCCAATCTTCTTGTCTGCTCTAAATTAGCTAACCCAGCCCATCTTAATTCCCTACCTCTTTCAGCTAAGGCTTGTCCTAATTCTTTCATAGCATTTTGCATAATAGTAGAATTAATCACTCCTCGTGTAGCAGCTCTATTCAAAACTTCTCCCCATTTTTCCTGATAAGGTAAAAGCGATAAATAAGGATTTTGCATTTCTTTTATAAATTCTTCTGAAGGCTCATAATGTTTGGATAAAACATCCATAAGATAAGAGCTTGGACGATAATAATCAGTGTGAGCTATATTAAAAAGATCAGAAAGCAATTGTTTTTCATACCAAGTAGCTGGAGGAATTTGTCTTGTTTGCGTTACTTTTGTTTCAGAACTGCCCCCTCCAAATATGCTACCCATTTTTAATTACCTCCTGATTATCTTTAAAAGGCAATTCTAAAGTAGTTGCTATACTTTTAGCTCCTACCAACCTTTCCCAAGCTTTAGCATTTCTTTCAGTTGAAAAATACATAGCAGTTGCTCCTATTTTTTTAGTAAAAAAACTTAATTCATTATGCATTGCTTTATGATCATCAGTAGCTGCTTGTAAAATTATTAAAGCTCCGTAATGTTCATCCATATAAACAACGCAAAATCCATGTATTTTTTTATTTTTATCATCAATTAAGACAAAAAGCTTATAAGGACTGTTAGGAATAAAACAAGCTGTAAATCTACTTAATTCTGCCTCATCAAAAGAATATTTAATTTTGGTAAGATAATTTCTCCAAAAAGGTAAAATTTGGCGAATTATTTCAGGATTTTGCGTTTGTATTAATTTCATTACTTCCTTCTCCTAAAAGCTATTCCAAATATTTGAGAGCCATCTTTTTTAGGTCGCCAACCAATATAAAACTCAAATCTTTCCCCTCTATAACTAAAAAACGGTAAAATCAAATTCCATCTTCTTTTAGAATGCCATACCTTCCATTCAGAAGGATAATTTCCAGTCCCAATCCAATAATAACAAAAATTATGCAAAGGATTGCGAATTGCCCAGTATATATAAGCAAATTTCCCATATTTTTGAAAACACCAATCAGGCGGAATAGGATCATCATAATTTCCAAAAGGATTTAACTTATGATTCCATATTTTTAAAAACCAATTCATTTCAATCTCTTTTGTTACTTAAGATTTTCCATTTTAGAAGACCTTATATCCAAATTAACTCTTCTAATTATTTCTTTTTTCACTTCGGCTGGTAGCTCCCGCAAACTGGAAACAAAAATCTGTTTTTCAAGCAAAAGTTTTATAATTTCTCTTTTATCTTGCTCGCTTAAGAGTTTTGAAGAAGGCTTAACAGCTTCTTCAACTATTTTGTCAATATTTTGACGCACTCTTTGACGAATAAAGTTTGTGTGAAATTCGATAATATCAGCAATGTCGAAACTAAGTGCTTTAACTTCTTCTTCTGTAAGCTCAAGCTCTTTCAGTATTTGATTATTTTCTACAGACATGTAAACGATTTTTAGTTTCATTTTATTTCACCTCACTTTTGTTTTTATGCTACCTTCGCAACACAAAGATAAGTAATTCCTAAACCTGCTTTTATCGTATCATTAGAAGTCATGTTCCTCGCATACAGTTCAATATAATCTCCAGCTGAAAGTTGAAAAACTTTCGAAATTGGCAAAATGTGGTAATTTGTATCATTTGTAGTCAACCCTACCACTGCTTTAGTTCCTCCATTGACACAAATATAAACTCGTAAAACGTCGCCAGCCGCTGCTACAACAAATTCAACATTACCTATAACCACATACACACCGTCTTCTGTAACAGTTATGCGATTGTTAGTGCTATCAAATTCGTTTTGAATATCAGATATAACAGCATCTAAAGCTATTTTTGTTGTTGAGCCTGCTGGTATGTTTTGGTCAGTGCTTAGATATACTACACAAGCACTTTGCTTCGGTAAAGTTAAAATTCCTGCACTGCTGATATTTAAAACTTGAATTCCTGAAATAGAGATACTTATATCCGAATCAGAATCCACAGGAACAAAACTTGAAGCATGTTTACCATCCACAGTATCAGCATTTCCCACAAGAATATCAACCCAATCCGTTCCATTATAAACTTTCAACCGCCAAGGTGAATTTGAAGTGTCAAGCCAAAAATGCCCTTCTATTGGATCAGTAGGAGCTATAGTGCCTGCATCAAATTTTCTTACACGGTTTAGCAACTCATATATACGAGCAAGTTCATTTATGTGCTTTTCTAATGCCTGAGAAGTTGTATCCCCAGAAGGAGTAAAATTCACAGGATATTGTTTAGTCCATTCTGCCATATTTATACCTCCACCACTTCTAAAATCAAACCTAAAAGTTTTATGTTCCCTGAAATAATAGTAATTTCAGGCTGTAAATACGGTATTCTATGATTGCATCTAAACTCTACTAAACTACTTGTTTCCTGCACTACTGGGGCATCATCAGAGTAAGCTATATCTGAATCCAAATAAGCTACATCTCCGCTTTGAGATATATCTAAGTTTTTATAGAGCTTATTTATCTTTAAATTTGCAGTTCCTGTGCTTAATCCCTGATAAAAAATTTTCCCTCTTTTTAAGAGAAACTGCCTATTAGGATGTATTTTCTTTGTTATTAATTTTGCCTGTATATCAGCCCCATCATCGGTTAAAACAGTATTACTCATCTTGTATAAATTAGTTCCTAAAGCTACATAAATGGTAGTATCATCATAAACAACAGCTGAACAACCTTGCGGGAATTGAAATACTGTCCATGCTTTATTGGCATAATGAAAAACATAAATAAATTTATCGTCCTGTAATTTAACCCATATCTGCCCTTTAGGTTTAACATGCCACACCCTTATTTGAGAAGGAATAAGATTTCTTATTAACCAAATATTTATTTTTTCACCAACATCTCTTACTTTTATGTCTCCATATTCTAAAACAGTATCAAGACTTCTTATCCCAGATTCATCAATAAAAGCTATAGAATTGCCTACTTCAGCTACTGCAAACTTTGATAAAGCTCCATTGTCTCTTGAAATTTCATAAATAGTCCAATTAGGATATGCTCCAACAACCCTATAAATTCTCTTATTATCTTTAAAAACAACTACATCTTTACTGAGCATTTTTACTGCAACGATATTTCCTCCATCTTTATAACCAACTTCTAATTGTAATGCGTCTGCATCTGTTCCTGAAAAATTCCAATTTGTTTCATCTCCAATTCCACTCCAATAAAGATAATCTTCTCCTTGTTTTGAAACTATCACTCGTCCATATTGAACATTTACATAATCACATAAAGGCGAATCTACAATTGTAATCAAATCTGATCCATCATAAGATTGTAATTTACCTCCAGAAGCTATCAAAACTTTATTACTCCATTCTGCAAAAACAGGAATTTCACTTCCAGATAAATTTCCTATTTCAGTAAAAGTGCCATCATTATTGTATTTATAAAGTTTATTTCCAGCAGAAGCTAATAAAATTTGAAGGTTTTTAGCATAAAAAAGTTGATTTATTTCATCAGTTAAAGAACTTATTTTCTTTAAACCATCACGAGTTTTTAAAACACCACTTGAAAAATCATATTCCCAGTTTAAAAGTGTTACACATTCATTATTGGCAAGAGCTTCGGGAGGCACAGCATAATTAATTCCACCTGAAAAATCAGTAAATTGTATAACCTTTACTCCGCTATGCTTACTTCCAATCCTCATTTTTATACCTGAAAAGGCAATTCTCTTTCGTAATAAGTGCCTCCAACCATCTTAGCTATTTCATAAATTTGATTAGCAAAAACTTTCAGCAATTCCTGTTCTACATTAAGAGAAAATTCATTTCTGTTTAAAGCCAGAAAAATAACGATTTCTTTTAATAATTGCACCATATAATCAGGGACAGGAACAGTATCAGTTAAGGCAGAAACCTTAGAATAAGGAGCATAATAAAACAAATTCACACTTTCATTATTTGAATAAAGTTTATTGCCAATAATTTTATAACCATACTGATCCACAGGTTTAATAGGAGGATAACTTTCTAAAGGGTTACCTTGGCTATCTAAAACACCTTCTTCTCTTATAAAATCGCTTGGAAGATCTGCTTCGCCATCAGTTAAGCTTAAAGTGGTATATTTTAGCAAGATAGGAGAAGAAAGCCTAATTAGTTCATTAGAAATAAATCTTAATCCATCATTAACATAACCTATAAGCTCAGCATCAGTATATTCTACTTTATCAGTATCATTTATCTGGTAACGGACTTGATTTAAAAGTTCTTCTACTGTCATTTCTTTTTATCCTTTTTATCCTTTTTCATGTTTTTTATGTTTTTTATCCTCTTTATCTTTCACAAGTTCAAATCCCCATTTTTGAAATTCTTTCACATCTGCTTTAGGAACTTTTACTATTCTTCTCCCTTCTACATGAATACCCAAAATTTCAATAACACTTTCAGGAGTTTTTTTAGTTCTTTCCATTTTTACATATTCTCTTTCTGCCATTTTTAACCTCCTTTTTAAATTTCTCCTTCAGAACATCTAAACTCTGGATGTTTTTTTAAAATTTTTTTAATTGCTTTAGGGTCTTTCATTATTTCTTCTTGCTGTTCCTTAGGCAAAGATAAAAGAAAATCAATAGGTATGGTTCCAATCTTTCGCCATGTCCTTTTTTTAGAAAATCCTTTGCCAATAAGTTTTTTTTCTTCATAATTTTTCTTTAAAATTGGAGTTAAATCTGAAATAACCCGCAAAACAAATTTTTCTCCATCAATTTGTAAAATTTCTCGTCTCATTTAATTTCTCCCTTTTAAAATTTTAAAAAGGAGGGGAGGATTACCCCCCTCTATTTCATTAGCTTAAGTCTTTAATAATTGCGTTCGCTTTTTCAGCTCTTGCTTCAAGGGTAAGTTCACCAATAATCGTTTTAGCTACATAATCTCCAGTAGGCGGGATTTCTTTTACTTTAAATGGTCTTAAATATGCTGTTTTCCAGTAATTTGTGTCAAGAATAAATAAAGTATCAGTAAGCATATAACGATGAGGAATAATTCTAACTACTCCAAAATCACTTTCATAAACATCAACAGCAGCTACCAATCTTTTATCTTCAGCTTCAAGAAATTTAGTAGTCCCTGCAGTAAATCCACTGATTACTCTTTTGTGTTTACCACAAACAACTACAACATTAGGATTTCCTCCAGCTTGCCATGCACTCTGTATTCCATCATTCAATAAATCTTCTGTTAAATCTCTTGCAGTTCCACCATTATCATCTACATTTGTAGTAACAAAAGCCTGAATCCCTCCCATTTCTCTTGCAGTAGAAGCATCTCCAGCTACTTTTGCGGTATTATTGATAATTGCATATTCAACATCTCTGGCTATCTCTTTCATTCTATTAGCCATTTGATAAGCTAATTCACTTTTTATTCCATGTTTCTTAACAGCTTCTTGAGATCCAGTAACTTTAGCTACTTTTTCAAAAATCTGAGTGTAATTTCCTTTACGAGCTCTGTTAGTAGAGGTAGGGGAACCATAATCACTTCCCTCAACTTTAGCATTTTTTCCAGGAGGAACTAATTCATCCTCTAACCATTCATGATAAACATTATCAGCTTTTGCCTTGCCAAACATACTGTAAAGTGGAGTTTCAGTAGGTGTAATATTTGTGATTATATCGCTAACATCTTCTCTATTTCCTACAGCTGTATAAGTAGTTACAGTAGCCATGGTTTCTACCTCCTTTTAAAGTTTTTTAAATAATTCCAAGTTTAATAAGGGCTTCTGCTTGTTCCTCGGTTTTCATTTTTGCAAAATCACGAGGATTGATTTTAGGAGGAGTTTCTATTTCCCCCTTACCAGCTCCTTCAACCTTTGGAGGCTCAGGAGCTGGTTGCTTAGGTTGAGCCTGCTCAGTAGTTTTAACAGGCTCATTAGATTGTAAAGTTTTGCCAAGTTTTTCCTGATAAAACTCTTTCCTCATCTTCTCCCAGAATGGAAGAAAGGTATTAAGGTCATCATTTTGAATAGCAGACATAATCTTCCTGTATTCCCTTGCAGGAAGATCATCTAATTTTTGCTTGATATACTCATTAATCTGATCAAAATAGGGTTCCTGAGCTTTAAGCTCATTAATTTTCTGTTGAACTGCCATTCTTTTTTCAACTTCTTGAGAAACTTTAGCAGCTTCAACAGCAAGAGCAGTAAGATGTTTAGGATTAAGTTCATCAAACTGCTCTCCTAACTTCTGCTCAACCCTTCTACGAGCTTCAGCTTGAATGAAATCGTAAAACTGTTTTTCATCAGGAACCTGAGCTTGCTCTTGAGATTGTTCCTGCCCCTTCTGTGCCTCTGTTCTTAAAATAGCTTCATAATAAGGCCTTAATTCAGGAGGCACACGAGCAGGATCAATCTGGTTAAGCTCTAAACGAGCAAGCTCTTCAGGTGTATAATACTGAACCTCTTCTTTTTTCTGAGGTTCTTCTTCCTCTTTACCCTTTTCGGGTTCTTCTGTAGAAGCTTTTTTTCACCAGCCTCTTTTTGTTCTTCTGTAAAGCCCCAATCATCAAAATTCCCCTGAAGATTCCCTTCTTCATCCAGCCAAAATTCAGGGGCTTCTTGGGGCTCTTGAGGCTGTTCACCAGCTCCTACAGTTGCCTGCTCTTTCACCTCCTCAGTGTTTTGAGGAGTTTCACCAGCAGGCTGTGTTTTTGTAATGTCTTCAGGCATAATTTATCCCTCCTTTTCTTTTATTTCTTCAAGCTTTTCTGCTTCTTCTCTTAAAAACCCACTATTTTTAGCTTCGTTTTCTATCATTTTTTCAAGCTCTTCTAAAACCTCTAATTTTGCTTTTAAATACTCCCATTCATCAGCTTTCTTCTGTTGCCATTCCAGAAATATTAAATTTTTCTCCTCCTGCAGGTATTCCTGAAACACTTCCAATAACTCTTTGGCTTTCAAGGAGCGGAAGTATTTTTTTAATGCCTGCTCCTGCAACTTCATTATTTCCTGCAATTGCATTCATTCCTCCTTGCTGTAATAATTTTTGTTGCAATTCTTCTGGGTCTGTTAAGAACTCATCAACATTCTTAAACCCCAAGGCTTCAACAAACTTTTTAGCAAGGTTATAAATATTTTTAGGAGTAACGATTCCAGCTTGCACAAGTTGTGGATAAACTTGCATAATCATTTGCAAGTTATGTAACTGCTGTTCTTTTACTCCTACTCCCATTCCTGCATTTATTTTTAAATCAAAATCTCCTCTTATATCATCAGGAGATATTTGCAAAGTTTGATTAGTAAGCCTGATAACTACATCTTGAGTGATAAATCTTTGATTAAGCTCAATCAAGAACCTGAAAAAGTCCTTTATACCTGTTTCAGCAAAAATTCTGGCAATAAGCTCAAGTCTTTGCTGAGCAGCAGACATAATAAGCTGAATTCCCGTTGCAGTTTTGTTAAGAGACCTTGCATCAAGCCCTTGGTTGTAACGAGTAACTCCTGTGCGATTTTCTTTAAGCCCTTCAATATATTCAAGAAAATTATAAGTCCAGGGAGCTAAAGGCTGAATAGGAAGAGGTCTAATTGCTCCTAATTGTCTAACCCTAATAAATTCTTTGTCGAGAACTAAGTCTTGTAAATTAACTGCAGTTTCTAAAACTTCGAGCTTAGGATCATTGTTAAGAGCTATATTTATTAAAATCTGCCTGATTAAAGCAGTTTTAATAGCTTGAATATCAGCTAAAATATCAGAAAAACTTTTGCCCCAGATTTCATAAGGTTCTAAAATCGGAGCTAAAACAAAGAAAGGTGGGCGACCGTAAAGATTCTCTTCAACTCTCAAAATTGTATCGTTGACAACAGTAACAATAACAGGCTCAAGCAGTCCATCATTATTTATATCGTATTTGGTATAACATTCATAAAGTTTAAAAATTTTTCTTGCTTCGTCATCTACCTGAGGTGGAGTAAACTGGCTTGAATCAGGTTTAAGAGCAACATTAAGTTCGTCCCAACTAACATTTTCTTGCTCTTGTCCTTTTCTAATAGCTTCTTCTACAGCTTCTTTTTTGTAAAGTCCTTCCTGGGCTTTTCTCCTGAGATAATCAGCAGTAACTAACTTTCTATGAGCGACAAAAGTAGCATTCTCAATACTTGAAGCATCAGGATGATAGATAAATTCATTAGGCGGAATATTAGTAAAAACAGGCTGATTTTTCTTAATTTTTTTCAATCTATATGTCACAACCGCATAAACGCCATTTTCAGCAGGTTCTATCTTAACAACTTCTATATTTTCAGCCTGTTTTAAAGCTTCAGCTTCTTCTATTGAGAAAAGCCCTTTCATTGGTAAATCTTCAACTTCTCTTTCCCACCAGCATTTTATGACACCTAATCCACCAATAAAAGCATCTTTGAACCAGCGATAAAAAATCATAAAACCAGGATTTTGAACCTGGATTTGAAAATTAATAAGTTCCTGCATTAATTCTGCTTTTTTCTCATCTTCAGCCTGTCTTCCTCTGACTGTGATAACATCTTCACCACCAAAAAAAATCCGCATAAGAGAAGGTAAAGCCCATTCTACTGTATCTGCTACATCAGTAGAAGTAACAGAAGATCTTTTGCCAAGTTTAGGGAATTTTTTCTTGTAATACTCAGGATCTGCATTATAAATTTGATATCTTTCAACAAGCTTAGGCTTTATGTAACTTTCAAAATAGTTTTCAGCAAACTCAATATCAATTCTAACTTTTTCTAAAAGTGCATTTTTTTCTAAATTCATTTTTTCTCCTTAAAAAGCTCTTTTTAAAATAAATGTCTTATCAGCGTTGCCACAGCTGTTCCAATCAAACTTCCAATCATTGCTGAAAAACCCATTAGCCAAGCCAGTTTTACTTCAAATTTCATAATTCTTTCATCCATCATCTCTTTCCACCTCTCCAGGTCTTCTATCCGATCATTTATTGCATTCATTTTTTCTTTATAAGTAGAAAACTTACAGAAATAATCTTCTTTAAAAGCATTCATCATATCTTTTAAATTTCTTCCGTATTCACAGCCAACTTTGTCAAGATCAGCACCGTTTGCCATTTTTACCCTCCTAAAAAGCTGAAACTGAAGGCAGCTCTACATCTTGCATTGTAAAACCTACAGGCGGAGTTGCGATTTGCTCCATGTAGGCAAGAGCATCTATCAAGTCATCGTACTTACCACGAGGGAACATCAGAAGCTCACTTTCTAATTCCAATAAAAAGGGCGTATCGACAGGAAACCAGATAGTCCCCGCTACAAACCTGGGTTGCAAGTTTTGTATTCTCAGCTCTTTTGCCTTCTGAGCTATAAGAGGCACGACCTCAAAGAACTGATTGCGTTTAACCATCTCTTTTTGTAAAAAATGAGCTAAAGCCTGCTGATAAGCCACTTTCTCAATACCGACCTTGAGGGGCTGATATTTGACAACTGCACGAAAAATGGCTTCAATTGTCTCTGAAGGATCATAATGTCCGTAGTCAATATCAAGCACGAACCAGTGATTTTGAGGACTCACTGCAACAGTAACAACAGCTGTATAATCAGCGGTATTTGCTTGAGAAATAGCTAAATCAACGGTAGTAAAAACAGAAAAGTTATTTTCACGCCACTTAAGCTCATTTAAACGGAAATATTTAAAGTATTCACGCTTAAAAACAGCAGTTTCAGGAGCAATAGGCTGATTCATATATTCTGCATACCAGAGATGTAATAACCCCCGTTTGCGATATTCTTCTTTCTTTGCAAGAACGGATTCTAAAGGAAAGCGTTCTTTCCAAGTAGGTTTTCCTTCTTCGTCTAAAATACCGTATCTTAATGCTAAAAAGCCTTCAGGTGGCTCTGTTAAAAGGTTATTTAAAAGACTGTCTTCATGTAAAACCGTTCCGATGATGAAAAATCTACCTGTTGAACTAAGCGGGAGAACATCTGCAAAAAACCACTCTTTTAACTTCTGTCTTTGTTTTTCACTTTGTATTTCTTCAAGCTTTTCTATGTCATCAAGAATCACAATATCGGGTCTTTTCTCGTGATATCTGAGACCTCTCAAATTCTGCCCAGCTCCAAAACATTTAATAAGGTGTAATTGATTAGTTAAGCGATCTTTATATTCAAGCATGTCAACTTTGTCAGTGATAACTTCAACAGCACGGCTCAAAACAGGATGACTCTGTATTTCAGCTCTAAATGTCCTGAACTGTTCTTCTGCTCTATCTTTTGAAGCTGCAATATAAACAAGAAAACGATATCTTCCTGTCAAGATATTCCAGGCAGGAAAGAAAAGCCAGGCATAAGTTGATTTTGCAAATTCTCGAGGTAAAGCAATAATAATATTTTTGTCTGTTTCGGTTAAAAATCTTGCAAGCTCATAATGAAGAGGTGAAGGAGGATAAGAACAATAATGCGGAAAAAGGAGTTGAGCCCAGGTTACTAAAGACTTCTTATTCTTTTCCATCTTCCCCCTGTAAAAATTGTCTTATTGCAATAATTAAAGGGTCTCCTTCTTCAAAACTGTGTTTATTTTCATGTTTTTCAGGCAATAAACGAGTAAGTGAAACATCACAGGATTTAACAGCAAGTTCAAGCAAAAATCTTTTTCCTGATTTAGATTCTGCAATAACAGAAATCCAATCCTCTTTTTTTGCACGCTTAAAAATCTCAGAAATAGCTTTTTGTTTTTGCTTATAAAGCTTAGCTTCTCTTTTCTCAATCTGTTCTAATACAGCTTGAAGGACATTATTTTCGTTCATACTTTTTGAATAACGCAAATTTCTTTAGAAAGTAAGATGCTATTTTGAGACAAATTGGGTCAAATTAAGACAGGTATTTAAAAAAAGAAAAAATCTTTTGTTTACGCCAAGTTTCAAGATCAGCTATATGAATAGCAGGGGTTTTATAAACTTCTTTGTCTAAGAAAAGAATAGGAAGTTTCCATCTTTTCCAATGCCTGCGTAGTGTTCTAACAGAAATACCAAGATAATTCGCAATTTCTTTCCAGCCTACTAAGAAGCCTTTTTCTTTTAAAAAACGATTTCTATCCATTTTTTACAAACAATCTTCTTGCATACTCAGCAATAAGCAAAGCATCAGCTTTATTGTGATTCTTGCCTATATCTAAATAAGGGAAAAGAGCTTTTGCTTTTTTTAATGAAAGCTCTTTTGTCTTTCCTCTTTCCTTATTACTACCAATTATTTTTTTTTGCCATTTATGACACGATATTTCTTCATAAGGTATTTGTAAAGTAGTAAGTATTCCTAAAATAATACCATAATGTGTGCCTAAATTAAATATACTTTTCACTCCTTGTTTTGGAAAAGGTTGTTGTTTTTCTATTGCTACTAATAATATATTCTCTTTATAGGGGAAAAATAATTTAATTAATTCTTCTATATAAGAGGGCATGTTATAAACTTGAGCTTTAAGAGAATTAATATTGATAAAAGCAATAGCTCCCTTTTTACCAGGATCAATACCAACAATATATTCCATTCTTTCCTCCTCTAAATGTCTTTAGACTTTGCAACTTTTACCAATTCTATT